CCATTTTGGAAATAATCACCACCCCCTTCGGATGTTGGTGCTAATGCACTGCCTTCCATTTGGAACAATTTGGCCCGCACACGTTCTGCGTAATCTACCTTTTTGTACCCGTAAATTAAACGTGTGCCACTTGGTATTGGAACAAATAAATCAAAACTTTCAACATCCAATGTCACATCATCGCCTGCTGTGTCAAGATTTTGTGCTGAAATAACTTCTAAGTAAACATACCCCAAATTATTTACAAACTGTATTTTATCGCCTATTTTAATATCGCCAGTGCTGTCAATTGTAATTTGAGTAATACCAATTAACGGTGTTAAATCACCCCTTAAAATCCCAACACCAACAGATTGATTTTGTGGCACTGTGAATGTATCACCAAGATCATTATTGCCCCTATCATCACCCAAGCCAATTACATTTGATTCCAGCCCAACTCTTGACGTTAAAACTTCAAACCATTCACCGCTAACCTCATCAGCTAAATAATTTATTGCAACTTGCTTTGTTGCAAATACTGAATTATCATATGGTATTGTTTCAAATGGGTAATACTTGCCTTCAAATGAACCTATATATTTTTTTAATGGTTTATATTGGATGCTCATTGCTTCCAGCACTCTTGATGTGGTTAAGCCATAATTAGCATCAAAGTCTGCATCCCAATCCCCCCCAACAACATAATCAACTGCGCCACCATTGTAATTTGCATCAACACTGATGTTGTTTATTTGCACCCTTGATGTTGCTTCATTTATTATTAAATTCCCAAGGTCCAAATCTTTTGTAAACTTTACATTTTGATTGTCTACATAAATGGTTTCTAAATTTTCACCAATCGGGTTGGGTATTAAAACTGCCAAACCAATAATATTGAATATTTGCTGAACACTACCAACAGTTTTCCTTGTGTTTAGAATATGTATTTCAACAGAAATGTTTACATCTTCAAGTTCGTATGGTATCACTGGGGTTGTCATTGTGACATACTCAGTTCTTGGCAAAACCCCACCTTTTAAACTCAATGTTTTTGAATAATATTGATCAGCTAAAACAAAAGACCCACTACCCCAATAAGGTGCAACAGTATCCGAACCCTTCAAAAATCTATTGTTTGTGGCATCTGTGACTGAGAATCTTATTTCAAAATCCATATCAACCAAGTTGGTTTGTGATGTTCTAATTGGTGCAATCAAAGTTATAAATTGATTGGCAGCTAACCCACCTTCTATGTTGCCAATATTGTCATTGATTGGTGGATTAAGAACCAACTCCCCGGTTGATGTAGGATCAAAGTCTGCATAAACAGTGTTATATATGCTACTGTTTAAAATAGATATTTCATCTTTGCGTTCACTTTTCATTAATGCTCGCTTGATGCCATATGCATAACCAAACTTGCCATCACTTAAAACCCTCATCCCACTATTGCTGTGGGTATATGTTCTGGCATTGTATGTGCCATTTTTCAAATAGTCTCTTGTGGTTATTGCTGTTGTGTCATAGTTTCTTATTTGCTGAATGTAATAATACCCATTTGTGTGTATTAATCTTGCTGAAAATAATTCCATCAACCCACTCAATATATCATATCCACTTCTAAACTCATAAGCATCTCCAACTTCACCATCTGGTTCAATCAGTAGGTTTTCATATATGTAAGAATAGTCAAGCGGGCTGTCAGATGCGTTTACCCCCAACACATCAACTGATTTATATTCTATTGTATCACGTATGTATATTTCACCATCACCCCAAAACTCATGCAACCCATTAAGTGCTAAAACATCAATGACAATATCTTTGATTTTTTTGTTTTGCAAACTGGCTAAGTCACCATCATATGGTATGTCTTTTATTCTGTCAATGCCATCTATGGCCCTAAAAACATACTGCCTTGGGCTGCTCTCGTTATCCCATTCAATCAAATCCATCACCAAATTACCAGCCCATTCCAATCTGTAACCGCTTACATCCCTTTCAATTGTTACCCTTAACTCATCATCATCACTTTGTAAATACAAATCAATAAATCTATCAAAAAAAGCAGTATCAACACCAGTTCTATCCTCCTCAACATTCGCATAAATCAAATCTGTGCTGGATGTCATCAATGGGCTTAATAAATATTCTTCAGTATTTTTATACTCAGTTGAAAGATCAATTATAACTGGCTTGAAATTAGGTAAAAAACTGTTTGAATCATACACATCATTTTGAATGATTGTTTGGGAAACATATTCAACATTCAGTGTGATTTCGGTTCTGTTTTGTGCGACGTTGTAAGTAAATGAAACAACGGTTGCATTGCTTAAAAAATCAAATAAACATTGTTCATTCTCAAATATGCCACCATCTGCCAAAACACGTGCTTTATATGCCGCAACAATGGCTCCCGTATTACCTCCAAAGTTTACACTTTGACCAACTTGCAAGAAATCACGCCAATCACCTTTGACATAAAACACATTCCCTGCCCCACCAATGATTTCCGCATATAACCCAACATAGTTTTTGCCATATAATCGAACACGGTAATCTTCACCAGCTAAACTTTTAAATGTACTTTCAAATATTATGTTGCTCATATTATCTCACAAATGACTTTTCTCTTTCAGTCACCAAAATTAAATCTCTACCACTCACCCTTGTTTCTAACATCATACTACTCATTTGCCCTGCTTGGCTGCCAAAGTCATTCATTCCACCAATTTGTGACGTGCTTGGTGCAGTGTCTGAGCCGCCAATACCCTTTTTACTTAGGTTTGATATTGCCGCACCCGCTGCAACCAATGCAATACCGCCAGCAATAGCAAGTGGTGCCCCTGCTGGCCCTAATGATATTGCAGTACCCAATGCAGTCTGTGCAATACCCATTGAGATCATTGCTTCACCAAATTGGCCCATAAACTTACCGATGGAATCAAGCAGCCCCCTTCCAAAGTCTTTGGCTCTATTATCAAAAGAAAATGATTCTTGTATTTCAGCTACTTTTTGAGCTTTTTCTTGTTCTATTCTTGCTATTTCATCTGCATTACCTTGTGCCGCTTGAATCATTTTATTATAATGATTTTCAGTTTGTTTTAACTGATCATTCATCATTGTGCCAGCAGTTAAGGAATCGCCTAAAAAAGTGCCCAATTGCGTCAATCCTTCCGTTGCTAAATCTTTCAGCCCACTTGACAATGCTGCACCCATTTCACGGCCCATTTCCTGAGCTTTTATTTTGGCTTTAATTGCTGTTCCATCAATGGCAGAAAGTATGCTTTGCATTGAAGTACTAATTGAAGATTTGTTTAAATGTACTTTTAGGTCAATTGGTTTTATTTCTGGTGGTTTTATTTCCTTCATTTTTGGGGCCAACTTTTTAAGCATATCACCCCCCATAATATCGCCCACATTTATTTTGACTTTTTCGATAGTGTTTGAAACCCCACTAAGTGCCGTGTTTACGTTTGCAACGCCATTAGTTATCTCTCCATTTGATAAAGCCTTGAAAAAAGAACCTTGATATAGTTTTTCTTGTGCTTTTTTGTTCTCTTCAAGTAAAAATAATTGGGTGGTTATTTCTTTGTTTAATAAAACCCAATCTTCATACGCTCCTGCTCCTTGCCCTATGTCATCCCTCCTTGCGGTTAAAGTATCTATGGATTCCTGCAACCCTTGCTCTATACTTAGCAAGTCTTTAAGTGCATCTTCTTGTAACTGTATTCTTACTTTTTTATCAATAGATTTTATTAAGTCAGAATAAGCCGTGTCTAATTGTCTAACAAATGCAGTCTCATCGCTTAGATTTTGTAAGGTTGTTCCGTATGTCCTATTGATAGTGTCTATTAAGCTTTTCCGCTCTTGTGACCCCTTGTTGGTGTTTCTTAATGCTTTGAAATAATCGTCAATTACGGATTTTTCTATTGCAACGGTTTTTGTATATTCCTTTGATGTGTTGTTTAGTATCTGTATGCTTTTTGATGTTTTATCGGCTATCTTATTAACGTCCGACATAGCAACATGTAATGTAACAAAGGCTGCTGCTATTCCTGCAATTGCAAATATTATCGGATTAGCTACAATAACCGCCAACGCCCCAGATAATGCCCCAACAGCTACAATTAAAGGTCCAATTGCTGCCGCCAATCCTGCAACTACTGCTATGGTCTTTTTTGTTTCTGGGGCTAATTCGGAAAACTTCAATGCAATCGCTGATAAAAAATCAGCAGCCTTGCCAATCGCTGGAGCCATCACCTCACCAAATGAAATGCCAAGCCCCTCAGTTGCTGACTTCAATTTCATCATTGACCCTTCCAGTGTGTCATCCATTATATCAGCCATCTCCTTTGCTGACCCACCTGCATTTATTAACTCATCATTGAAAGATTTTACTTTGTCAATGTTATCAGCTAAAACCAATGCCGTGGCTGTTGCCCTTGTATCGAAATACTTTAATGATGTGCCTGCCTTATCCGTGGAACTTGCTATATCACTCAACGCTTCTTCCATTGAAAAACCATCTTTGGTGGCTTTCAACATCATATTTCTAAGCATTGTGCCTGCTGTTGATGCTTCAATACCGTTGTCAACTAATGTACCAAGTTGTGCAGTTGTCTCCTGCAATGACTGACCCAAGCCCCTCGCTATTGGTGCTATTGAACTCATTGACACCTGAAACTTGTTCAAATCAAGTGCTGATGAACTGAATGATTTGGCCATTACATCAGTAACCATACCCATCTGGGAAGCATCCAAACCAAATGCTCTCAACGTGCCACCCGCAACTGTTGCTGATGTTGCCAAATCTTCACCGGTTGCAAGTGCAAGATCTAAAGTTGCACCAGTAATTTTTTGAATCTCATCAGACGAAAACCCGAGCTTTGAATAATTCAACATCAAATCCGAAACCTCCGATGCTGCAAACCTTGTTGAAATACCAAGGTCTTTTGCTTTTTGCGTTAATGCTTCAAAATCTTTGCCCGTTGCACCGCTTATTGCTTGCACCTTTGCCATTGATTGTTCAAAATCTGCAAACGTTTTAACAGCTAAACCACCGAGCCCCACAATTGGAGCGGTCAATGACATCGACATTGATTTGCCGATTGATTTCATTTTCGCTCCCGTTTTTTTAAGCGATCTTGTAAGGTTTTGCGAAGACGTTGAAAACGCTTTTAAATCAAATCCCGCCCTTATATTAATACTTTTTTTTGCCATTATTATCTAAACCATCCGGGCTTTTGTTTTTTCAGTTTTTCGATTTCTTCTTTAGTCCATTTATTCCCCCTCGTGCCTTTTTTAGTATCTTTATGTTCCCAATCAAATACCATTAAATCATTTGGGGTTTTCATTTTTTTATTCCCTGCCGCTTTCAACGAGACAAAAGAAATAAAACGTGCTGTTTCCCAGGATACGCGTTCATTGATTTGTTGGTTTATTTTGTAGCCAATAAACGCATCTTTAATCTCAACCAGTGAGTAATCATTTAAGGATAACGGGGTTTGATTCAACACGCCCAATACAAACCCCCTTATCCAACTAATCAACGGTTGATTTACTTTTTTGCTTCGCCCTTAATCACATTCATCGCTGCCATATCGTGTGACATTGCATCAGTAAATACATTCAAAAGTGACATATCTTCGTCAATAGCGTCAATGATGAAATCCTTTGTGATTTTTTCACCCGCCGATTTCATGCCACAATATGCAACATCAACCACATCCGCCATTTTAATGTTCTCACCCAATTCCGAAATGGGTTGCCCCGTTTCTTTTTCAAATAATAAAATTGCCCGAAAACCGAATTTAAATTTGTACTCTTTGTTTTTAATTTTAATCATAATTTTATATAAAAAAAGGGATGGGTAAACCCCACCCCTTTGCTATGTACTAACTAAATAAACTGCCCCCTAA